CGCTATGCCGTGATTCTGCCCAGGTTTTCCAGCTTGATTTATATTTGTTAGTCGCACCTGTAGGAGTGCTCATAATCCCATCGCCAATCCAATTATTTATAATCACGCCAATCGCTCTGGAGGCATAAGCATCGTTATCGGCAAGATCCTGGTGCCGCTTGACCAGCCAGTAGTACGCCTGTCGTAAATCGCTGTTTGGGCCGCTGTTGTTTGTCCGCCATCCAGAGGTTCGCCGGGTGTCCTCTGCGGCCTCAAACCGGGCCATGGTGCGACGGGCGAATTCCCGGTCATCCCGGAGCCGCTTGCCCTTGCTTTTGCTCTTACCCTTGCCCATCAGGTTGGCCGAGAGAAGCTGAAGTAAGTGCGGCGAACCCGGCGCGAGGCGGTCGGCGCCACCTCTGCGGCCATGGATTGCTCGATCCGGCGCATTTCGTCCAGGCTTCGATAGGTGATCTCCCGGCCGTCGCTGAATCGAGCTTTTAGGACGCCCTGATTGATCTTGCTGCGCAGCTCAGCAAGATCCGCAGCAACATCCTCAGAGGTATAGGCCATGGCCCCATCTTACCTCTTTAGCCAGCCTTTGCGATTCGCCGCGCCGCCTGTGCTGGAGCTCTTCAGCCAGCTCGATCGCTTGGGGTCTCGGGCTGGGGATACCGGCGCCACCCCTCCCCCTCCCGTCCCCGGCGCCTGGGTGCCCAGGGTGCGGGCGAGCTGGGCCCACATGGTTCCCTTGGCATAGCGGCGGGACACCAGCAGCATCGCGGCATAGGCCATCCTGGTGCAGTCGCCGCCTTCGTCGTTGCAGCCTGGGGGCTTGATCCAGTGGTATTCGGTGCGGGCCCTGGTCTTCGGGACGTACTTCCAGGGAAACAGCTCCCGCAGGAACTCATCTGTAGAAGCCTGCCCAAAATGCAGGTATCGAGGCCCTGGCTGCTCAACCCGAAGCATGGCCTTCAGCATGTTCACGCTGGCGTCATATCCAGTGGTGTAAAGCAATCCGCCGCGCCGGGTGACTGATTGATTCTTGCGGTTGACATCCGTCGGCTTGCCCTTCTGGATGATCGGCAGCCCCTTGGTGCCAGAGCCTTTCATGGCCACCCACCGATCAGGACGGGCCCGACAGAAGTCTTCGACCTGTTTGCTGCACAGGCCGCCATGGTCAACCCCTCCCAGGTTGGCCTTCATGGTTCCCCCGTCCTGACGGGCCCAGGCCTTCGTGCTGATCACGTCCAGCTGCTCCCATACATCCGGCTGCTGGGGGTCCCCCTCGATCTCGAAGTGGGCAATGTGCCACCCTTCCTCGCCGGTCCCCCAACCCCAGAGGGTGTAGACCAGCCGCTCACCCACGGTGCCGCCGCCGCCCTGCACGTCCACTCCATCGGTTAGCAGCAGCACCCCGGTCGGAATATCCCACTCCTCACCGTCCCATGGGTAGCCATTGCCGAAGCCTGCATTTTTGCGACGCTCGGCCAGGCCATCGCCAGTGAGTTTGCTGGTGATTTCATCGGCCCACGGCACCCCTAAATCTGTGTTGTGAAATGTTTGCATAGGCGCCACGTTCCCCATTTTCATTTGCTCCAGCGCTACCCGATGCCGAGCCACCAGCTCGGGCCACATGGCCGCCCGGTGGTAGCTCATGCCAGGGCCCACCTGCTGTGATCGCCAGATCGGCACACCGTTGCGCAAAACTTGCTTGCTGCGATCCAGGCCCAGCGGACATGCCCAACCAGCCGCCTTGTCCATTGAATACAGGTTGCTGTAGTCGATTGGGGTTTCGCAATGCTCGCAACGAATCCGTCCCTCATCAGGGCCTTCCTTTATGAAATTCTCCCAGCGCAGTTGTTGATAGTGATTGCAGTGTGGGCATGGATAATATCTATACTGTTGATCACCTTTCTTAAAGGCTTGCTCCATGTAATCGTTAGGATATATCGGCGTGCCACCAATCGTAAAAAACGGGTCCCAGATGTTACCGGCTCGCTGGAACAGGTTTCCAATGGTGTCACCTTCGGGGCTGTCGTAAGTGGCTGGTTCTTCAAACAGAATCGGGCTTCGCTCCACCCGACGACCAGACCGGGGCGTTGCGGCGCTTACCAAGTGGATCAACGCACCATTAACAAGCTGCTTAAAGTCGTAGCTATTCTTTAACGCTCCTTTTGTTTTTTTGTTGTTTAATTGTCCTTTTAACCTGGGTATTCCATGGTTGTCGTCAAACATTGAATCTATATCTTCGGTGCTGTATTTCTGTACTTCAGAGTCTGTAGGCTGCACCAACATAATCTTAGATCGGCGCCAGTCGGAGAAAAACACAATCACCGCTTTTACATACTCCGACCAGCCAACCCGCGACGGCTTCTGGCAAACCATGCATTCAACCTCTGGATCAGTTGGCGCCAGGAACCAATCCTCTTGATATGGCCTGGTTCTCCACTTCTGCCGGCCATCAGTTGCGCTTGTAACATAATAATGAGTGTTGCTATATTCCAGCATCGTCATAAACGGTTTAGGCTTTACCATAGCGGCAAGCCGTTTGGCCATCTTTCGGATATTGCGATCAATCATTCTGGTAGTTCCTCAAACTCATTAGAAGATACAGACTCAAAAATCTCGGATATAATCCTTTCAATTTCGCTTAGCTCTTCGTGGGTAAGGTGGGGGATCATTGCTTTGATTCTCTTATGGGCTGAGCTTGCTAGCGTGGTTAATTGGAGCAGAACGGCGTTATAGGCTATTTCCATATCTTCTTTGTAAACTAGCTTTTCTTGTTCTTGCTGCAATGCCAAGGCTTCGCGTTGTGCCTTGATCGCGGCGATCATCTTTTCGCTTTCTGCCCTTTCAGGCACTTTCCCCCTGGGCAGCCCTGCTGTAATTGCCCGCTGAGTGGAGGGCTGCTTGAGGGGTGGTTGATCGTTGGCGCTGGCTTGCGCCGTGGCTGGCCCCTGGCCAAGGTGGTGACCAGTGCCGCGCTCTGCTGGGCTGGTGGTGTTGGCCCACTGCTCATCAGCCAAGTCAGGATCGATCAGCCAGCTACTACCTTCGCGCTTTACCGCAGGGGGCATCAGCCGGCCCTTCTCGATTGCCTTGATTACCGCCACATGAGAAGTCCCCCGCAGCCCCTTTACCTTGCGGTGATCGGCGTACTGCTGGAGGTTCACAGCTCAGCCGGAAACGGCTCGCCGGTGCTTTCCAGCGTTGCGGTCTTGCCCGTGAACTGCTGCCACCGCTTCACGATCACGTCGCAGTAGCGCGGGTCCAACTCCATCAGTCGCGCATGGCGGCCGGTCTTCTCGCAAGCGATCAGCGTGCTGCCGCTGCCGCCGAACAGATCGAGCACCAGCGCGCCGCAGTCGGTGGTCTTGTCCAGCGCCTCCTCGGGCAGCGCCACCGGCTTCTGTGTCGGATGGACATAGGTCGCAGCGCCGTCTTTGTTAATCGTCCACACTGAGCCGATGCGCTTGCCGCAAAGCTCTGCGCCGCGGTGCCAAACCAAAGCCACTTCGTAGTCGCTTGAGAAGGTGCGCTTCAAGTCCCCGATACCGCCGCCAGGCTTGTGCCAGATCACGATGTTGGAGGGGTAGCCAAAGCCATCAAACAACTCGATCCATTTTGTCTGGACCTTCCAGCTGGTCCAGATAAAAACCCATCCGGTTGAGAAGGTCTCGACGATTGGCGCGATGTCCAAAAACTGGTCGTCATTGGCCAGCACGTCAAACTTTGGCGACTTGGTGCGGCTGTTCGATTGGTACTCGACGCCATAAGGCGGATCCGTGAATACCAGGCTTGCTTTATTGCCATCCATCAGCCGCTCAACGTCCGTGATGACGGTGCTATCCCCGCACATCACCCGGTGATCCCCCAGCAGCCACACGTCCCCCGGCTTGGTGACCGGCTCCGCTGGCGGCTCCGGCACCGCATCCGCATCACCCATCCCTTCCGGGTCGAGCTGCTCCACTCCAGGCAACAGGTCCGCCAGCTCTTCATCGCTCCACCCCAGCAGGCTCAGATCGAACTCCGCCAACTGCAGTTCCTGCAGCTCCGTTGCGAGCAGCTCCTCATCCCACCCGGCATTCAGCGCCAGCTGGTTGTCTGCCAGCACATAGGCCCGGCGCTGCTCAGCGGTCAGGTGACTCAGCACAATCACCGGCACTTCAGTCAGCCCCAGATCCATCGCCGCGGCCAATCGACCATGGCCGGCAATGATCCCATCGTCCTCGCCCACCAGGATCGGATTTGTAAAGCCAAACTCCTGGATGCTGGCAGCGATCTGCGCCACCTGCTCGGGGCTATGGGTGCGAGCGTTGCGCTCATAGGGCCGGAGCCGCGCCAGGGGCCACTGCTCGATTTTCTGGGCCGTGTGCGGTGTTGGCATCTGTTTGTAACTCCTAGGGCAATTGTAACCGCTGAGATAGGGCGTGGTTACATTTTGAGCGGTTTTGGGATAGGAGCTGCGGGAAAACCCAGTCGCCCCAATGCTTGTAACCTAATTGAGAAGCGTTATCAACAGAAAAACCGTGGTCCGAATAACCCTCAAAATCCCAAGCCCCGGAAGGACCCAACGCAGACCCCAGTCATGCCAAGGGTTTGCCTGCCGCGCCGAACCAGAAAATTTTTTAGGTCAACGCTTTGCGGCGCTTGACGCCTCTGAAACGTGTTCACCGTGATACAAAGCGGCTCGATCATCGAATGCGTGGGTTCCGTTGGGCATAGGCCAGCGCCTCAGTGAAGTGCCGAGCGATCTCGGCTTTGAACTGCTGTTCTGCGATCGATCGCACAGGAAATTGCACCTTGTACCTGGGCTGATCAACCAACCAGAACGCGGCACGCCGCCCGCGTTTGTAGCCAACGGTCTGGGGTCGGCCACGCTTGCCCGATCCAAACCCGGTGCCACCTTTGGGTCCCCTACCAGTGCGTTGCATGATCGCGCCGCCCTTGCGCCGATCTAGGTAGAGATCAACATCGCGCCGCTTTGCTGCAGTGCGGCCTCGTGAACCAGGGCCTGCGGGTGCGTTGCTGGTTACGCCAATGTCTCGATTGGCCCCAAGCCTAGAGAGCAATTGCTGATATTTGCCGCCAGTAATATTTCCCGCTGAATTGGTCTTGCCAATTCCATAACCACCAGGTGTCAGGAATTTGTTGTAATACTCAGGGAACTTACGTCGAATAGCCAGCTCAGACGATTTGGCCGATCGCGTGCCACCACGGGCTAGAACATCCATGTAGCGGCCAGAAGGCACCCCTATAGATGAATCACGCCCAGTTGGCGAGAATGACCCATCGCCATAGTTAAAGCCAACTACGGCGGTAGGGTTGGCTCTAGTGGAGTAGCGCACCAACAAACCGCGCTTAGTCCAATTGGTTGGCTGATGAACCGCGCCACTGTTAAGGCGGCTTTTCAGGTTGGCATGAATTGATTTGGCGGTTGACGATATTGCCCGTGAGGCAACAAACGGCATCTGGCCTGTGATTGTTGCAAGCCATGCGTCGGCTTTGCGCAGGTCTGAAGTGTCGATGCTGATATTGATATTCGGCATCTATCCCCCCGTCAACCCCATGGCCTGGAGATAGCGCGCCCACTGCTCCAGGGTGAGCACCACGCGCCATTTGCCGCCCTTGAATCGAATCAGGCTAGCGGCGTGGTCTACCTGAGCGTTAATGCGTTGCTGCTCTGCTGCTGTGGGCTTGACCCTGGCAGCGGCTGCGGTGTCGGCCCAGTTGGCGATTTGAACAACATGGCCTGGGACGCCGTCAAGGTCGCCGGTGTCGTCTGCTCTGCCTGCCCCCAACTTGCGGCGAACAGGAAGCCCTAGGGCTTCGGTGAGCAGAGCCGCGGCTTCCAGCTCCCCTCTGTCGCCTTTTTTTTTGATAGGGTTTGCCATTTCCCAACCCTACTTCAAATCCTGCCTTGCCGGTTCTACCACGCGCCGGTAGTGCAAACCATTGGCTGCCCAACCTTTAGCAATTGATGCAGAAATACCGGACTTACTAACGTATGCAGCAACAGATGCCTCTTTTATTGATTTATAGCGTTGGCCTGTTTCAATACACTCGACCTCAACAGTATGCTTCAATCGCGGCAGATTCATGGCTACAATCTTGGAAGCGTGTATTTCCGAGTCAAATAGCTGAGTAAGCTCTGAATAACCAATACCGCCAAACTGCTTGGGATGTTTTTTAGCAAATGCCCTCAACTCTTTGCGAGATATACACCAATGATTATTTTTTGACTTATAGCGATAAACTGCTTTTAACTTTCCTGACAGAATCCAGTTAAGTATTTTTTTATTGTTATATCCCGTAAGAACTGTAATGGCAGATGTTGTAATAAATTCCCCTTGAGGCTTGATTGACAGACCCATGGCCTCTGCTTGCCGGCTCAGGGCCTTGGGAGTTCGAGGGGGCTGGGATTGGTTGAACTGCTCAACAACCATGTGCCACGGGATCTCACCGGCAAGGTCCGCCAGAAGTTCGAGTTCTTCCGGCGTCCATCGCCTCCACTCACGTTTGGGTGCTGGCTGGGTCATGGCTTGTGGCTGCGTGGTGGTTTTGGCAGTTGTGAGTTTTCGCGTTTGGCGACTAGATGGTCTGCAATGCCCCCCCCCCCCCCCAATAAAAAACACAGGGATCGGGATAAAATCCGGCAAATCGCAGTCATAGCAATGGTTTAGAGGTTCAAAACATCGGGAATTTTGCGGGATTTTCTTTGGGGATCGGGATTTTCCGAAATCCTGCCTCTTGAAAAATTCCCGCAAAATTCCCGCAAAATTCCCGATTTGGCAAACCTGACATCTCTTGCACTGCAAACGATCTCACGGATTTTTTCCCGAAATCCCTCTAAAAAGAAAAAACAGTATGGGGGGGGGAGGTAAGAAGTTGAGATTTGGGTCATTACAGAATCCTTACAACGCATATCGAGGGGCATTGCGGCCAACGGTTGTCAGCTTCCAGGCTTTCCCCGCTTTTTTGATCAAGCCTTGCTTTCGCAGCCATGTCAGGTTGTTGCGCACCGTCGCCTCAGAGACCCCCTGGAGGTCATCAAGCAACATCCGGGTGTCGGTGGGCCTACCGCTGGCCTCGCGCAGCTCCAGGCGATCCAGGAGGGCGCAACGAGCGTTTCCGGTGATCTCTCCGTCGCTCACCTCAAACCCCTCGGGTCCGAGGCGGTATTTGAAATCACGGGACTGGCTGCCGCGGAGCTTCAAAACCGACCACTCGTTGCAGGTGCCGCGCTCTCCGGTGTGCCGGGTGATCTGGTGAACACCGCTGGGGATCTGGTTGATGTTCTGGGAGCCTGCAGCGGCCTGTACGCCCTTGCCAGCGGCCTTGCCGCCTGCAGGGTGATGAAGCCACACCAGAGAGCAATGGCGGCCAACCAGGGCTTGCATGAACCTCATCAGCGTGCCAACGGGACCAATTCCGAAATTGATCCCGGCCAATTCCAAAACCGCTTTTAGGCTGTCGATGATCACCAGGCTGTAACCGCCGAGATCCAGTTCATCGCGCAGCTCCAGCAATCCCCTGGGGGAGCAGCACCAGGGCGGCATGTGATCACCAGCCTCAGCGGCCCAAATCGACAGGTTTTTGATGATCTCAAGATCGTCGGCAACGCCTAGGTCTTCGAGGTATTCCAAAACCATGGCCCTGGCCCCCTCGCCAGCATCGGTGCCGATCCAAAGCACCCGCCCGCGCCGGACAGGATCGACGGGGATCTCTTGATCAAGAAACGCCTGGCCCTTGATGACGGCTGCGGCCATTGCAGCTGCGGCCATGGTCTTGCCTGCGCCCCCGGCTCCAAACAGGACGTG